CAAATATACTTAAAAAATAACACTAGTTTTAGACACTACCCAAACTCAGAAAGATTAAAACCATCAAGACTATCCTCGTTAGATTCAAAGTTTACTGGAGGTAAATTATTTTTTCTTTGTTGTATTAGTTTTGATTGTTCTGTGTTTGCCTGACTAATCCTATTAGACTTCGCCCCTTCTCTTTGATCCTCTCTTGAAGACAGTGCTTGTTCAGAAATATTCCTCAACTGTAAGTTATAATTAAACTCCTCATTCATTAGTTTACTTTTAAGCGAGGCCTCATTGTTTTGTTTCTCAATTTCAAATGCTATCTCAGCTTGTTTTAGTTGCATCTTGCCCTGAATATCTGCCTGCTGCTGCTGCATAATAAGCTGTGACTTTATCTCCTGTCCTTTTAATGCTTGCTGTGCCTGCATTGCCTGCTGTTGCATTGCCTGCTGTTGTTGCTGATCCTGTAAGGCCTTACGTTTAACTTTAAGCAATTGATTAGCAAGCTTAATATTTTTAATCTCTCTAATATCAATAGCATCCTCTAGATTTATATCTCCTTTAGACAAAGCCATTTGTATGTTAGCCTCTAACTGTGCCTTCTGCTCTTCGTCTGGTGCTATATCTATAAATATGCCGAAGTCGTAAATATATAAGTCTTTTATATCGTTAAGTATACTTACGTTGTATTTACCTATAGCATTTACAAAGTCATCCTTAAAGTCTGCATACTCTAAAATATCTGCAATCCTATATGTTATTGCCTCAGCTAATGTTCGGTATATATAAAGAGACCCGTCAAGTATATGCCTTGTTGCAACATTAGAATTTAATGCAGCGAGTTTCTGTAAACCAACTAAAGAATTAGGATCAGGAGACGAAGCATCTCTAGCCTCATTCAATCCTGTCACCTGCCTAATCATACCTAAGTAGTGATTGTAGTTTGCGATAAGCATCTGTGTCTTACTTGCGCCTGAACTAGACTGTAGTTCTTTGATAGGAACCTTCCCTTGATTATACTCTCCATCCTGTGTATAACTTCTACCAATAACAGAACCTGTCTGGAAGTATAACCTTAATGCATCTTCAGGGTTATACGCGTTTCCTGTACCAAGGTCTACCTCGTTTAGTCCATCAGCATCAATGTACACACCGTCTGGCACAACTCTAGATATTACCTGCTGTAGTTTTAAATGTGTAATCTGTATTAAATCAGCGAATGGTATCATACGCCTAGTCAAAGACTCAATAGAACCTTTGTACATCCTAGGTGCTACCGCAATGTAGTTTGGCAACGCGTGTTGCTGTGCTGACTTAGGTCTTACCATATTCTCAGCAAGCTCCCATTTCAATATAATGTTCGTACCCATAACCATGATACCCTCGTACCAAACGTCTATAGTTTTTTCCATCTTTTCAAACCTTCCCTCTTCCATCATTTCCACTGGAGGGTTAAACTGGTCGTCTTTTTCAATAACTTTTGTTCCACCGTTTTCTAGTATCTTCTTTTTATATACCACTTTCTTAGTGGTCTTATAATTAAAGTACATTAAAGTGGCCGTGTCTTTATAAAAAATATCGTTATCATAAAACTGAGCTACGTTGTAGTAGTCAAACCAACTTTGAGAATATTGCGATATCTTTTCCAAGTCTTCTTTTGTTAAAGCCTGGTCTATTTTCATTAACTCAGTAATAGGAAGGGTTTTAATTTCACCCCAATAAAAGCAATCCTTAAAGTGTGGATCTTCAGTGTAGCTGTACACAATGTTAGCAGGGTCTACGTACTTAACCTCAACACCAGCGCCTGGTAAAAACTCATGTTTTGCACACCCTATACCTAAAACGGTAAGGTCGTAGTCTATTCTTTTTCTTGTATCGTTGTAGTGGTTCTCAGCAAATATAGTGTTAATAGCTTCTTCTTCAGCTATTTCAATAGCTGGCTTATACTTAAGCTGCATGTATAGGTTTAACTCCTCATCTGTTTGAGGTAAGTCGTCTGGGTTCATAATGAACGGATCAGCACCTGTTTCTTTTTGAACAATCTGTAATATATCCTTTGCTGCTGCCTGGCCCTGTATCATATCTTGATACTTACTTCGTTGTGCCTGAGACATAGCATCCTCCGCATATACCTTAACATCAAACAACCTGTCATTCATTCCGTTAACAACAACGTCAACAAACTTTGGTATTATCGGTACAGGTGTCCAGTCCAGGTTTAAGTAGCTTAAATCTCCATCAACCGCTAATTCATTTTTGTATTTTCCAACCGATTGTTCCCCTCTTGCATAAAGCCTTAGCCGATAAAAATCTCTAGACTGATCGTAAAACCTACAACCATTTCCATCCTTTTTAAACCACTCATACTGAATAGCTTGACCAACCTTTAAACCAAATTCATCTGTTGATTTTTCTGCATCAGAAACAAATTGACTTGGAAAACTGCTAGACGAGATATTTACTTTTACTTCTTTCATTTATTTAATTATTTCACTACGATTTCCCTTGTTGCTATATCTAGCAAAGTTAACAATAATATTTGATTGTTTTTTAACAGGCTGATAAAGGTGTTTCTGGCAAGCCATTATAGCAAGACCTGAACTAATAGACGCGTCATGCTTAGTCCTATTACTGATATCAAACTTTGCCCAGTCTTCTAAAGTTCTACTGAAAGGCATGTAACCCATTTCGTCTGGACTTATTAAACCTATGTAGTTTTCGATATCAGACTCAATAGCAGCCGCGTGAGCTTGCTTTACAGCCTCACTTGAATTAGGTATACCCCCAAGTTCTTTCTCTGTTTTAGATAGTTTGTTTTTAAGTTTATCGGGCCTGTTGATACTATACCCCCTATACCCCCTATTCTTAAAGTGATACAAAAGTCTTGGCTTGTTATTTTCCACTAAGATAGGCATTCCATAAAAAACACACGCCATTAACACCTCCTCAAAAAATATTTCTGCTGTCTGTGGCCTTGCAATATATTCTAAAAAAAACTGATTACTTGGGCCGTCATCCATGTGAAACTTAGTCCTACCATGTAGCGCTCCATTAGAAGCACCACCACCTACAGTACCTGATATGTCATAGCTATCACAGCCAAACGCACCCATGTGCTCGTTGGCAGGAAACCATTGGCCAGTATGGTTCTTTCGCTTCCTGTTTTGTAAATCTCTTTTAGGAATCCAACCCAATAAAAACCTACCCCTATTGTTAGGTGTCCACACCACCTCTGTGTCTTTTATTCCATTTTTCCAAGAGAATGAACCCTTTGTTACATGTTGTCCCTCAATCAAAGAATCGTTGTAGTCTATTTGCTGATATATCTTAGTAAGGTTAAACAACGACTGCTTACTCTCATCCCTAAACGCATGTGATTCCGTTCTAGGAAACTGCCTGTAAAATTCATTCAACGCGTCTGGATCATTCTTTAAGCTGTCAACCTCATTGTTCCAGTACTCCACAACATCATCCATAGGCATTCCGTAGTCGTCTATATAGCCCTCAAAGTTCCATTCCATAGGAATAAACAACGAGTAAAGACCTGACTTTGTTTGTCCGTTTGCACTTCTTTCTTTAGGATTAGAGTCATAATATAGTTTTTTAAACTCTTCACCACCCTTACTAAGCGCGTTGGAAGTAGAACCCATCATACACTTACCAATAATTCTCCTACCAAGACGTAGGCATGTTTTAGTTACGCGGTAGTTGTTTTGTATATTATTAGGTTTTAGCCATTTACCGCTTTCATCATGGGCAAGTAAGAGCAGTTTTTCACCATCATAGGAGTTATCATCGGTGTTCTTCCAGTCAATCGTGGTGTCAAGGCCTTCCATTTCGTCCTGGTCTATAAGGTACATGTTCTTCTTTGTAATCTTAGACGCAGGGATTCTAAAAGCTAACTCAGTCTTAGGCTTGTCCATACCATCCTGAACAGGCTTAAAAAAGAAAGGATAATTTTTTACAATAGGAACAACCTTATCGGTAAACATTTTTTTAGCATCTGAGCCTGACTTTGATAGTATTCCTATTCGAGAATTTTTAGATATCGTGCCTATGTTTGCACACTCCTCGGAAGCCATAAACGAAAAACCTGAACGTCTAATTTTTAGGTATATCATTCCAAAAGACCTAGGATCCGCCTTACATGCCTCCCAGAATACGTAAAACACTCTATTAGCCTCCCTAAAGTCTGGATATCCAACATCTATTTTTGTCCACTGCAGGTACATATACTGAGATCCAGTTATATATGTTGGCTTGTTGTTGTTTAAAAACCAATAACCTTGCTCCCTTTTATCAAACTCATCTTCAATGTAGTCAACCCATTGAGCCTTAAAAGTATTTGGCATTTCATTCCACTGGAATATAGACTGCACTTTAGACAACTGGCTAGGTATACCCCTCCTGTTCCACTTGTTTTCCTTTTTATCCAGGATGTCTGGCTTTTTAGGTAAGGCTATACGGAGTCCGTTTATGTCATAAACATCTCCCACTTCACCAGTCTTAGATATAATAACAACATCATACTTCTCGTCATAGCCATAAAGCCACGACTTATTTCTGTTCTTTTTTTTGACTATTCCTTTCGGTATGTAGTCGTCTAGAACTGTATATAAACTATGAAGACCTTCGTTCTGCAAATCCTTGTTTTGTATCTAGTTTACTTGGTCCTCGCTCTTCGATTTCCATTAAATTTTTTTCATTTTCTATCCTAGTCAGTATATCAAACGCATCGAATATTGCTAGTTTCTTTGTTGCTGCAGCGTTCTTTAACCTGTCTGCGGCAAGCTCATCCTCGTTCTCACCGTACTTTATAATGTCCTCCTTAGCTACTTTTATTAGCTGCTCTACGGCTCTCATCCCTGCCTGAATAATATTCTTCTTTAAAGTTTTTGGGTCTAGTGCCATTTGGATTGTATTTAATTCTTGGTCTTTTTTTTCTTTTGGGAGCGTCACTCATAATTTAATTGTTATTTGATGGTCAAACATTCTATATAACTTTTCTCCGTCAACCTCAAACTCGTATTCACTTTCAGGTTTGAATGTAACCTTGTCTCCTGTATAAATTCCTTGAGATTCAAGGTAGTCATTACTATACTTTACCTCACCAACAAGGGGCTCTTCTTTTACGCCTTTATACATATAGTAATCCTCTGGAGGTAAGGGCTTTATAAAACAATATCGGTTATGTGTGTTCCACTTAGTTCCGTTGTGATACAAATAAAACTGGTCGGGCTCTATAAAAAACATGTCTTCCATAAAAAAACTTCTACCACTCTTACGCCTACCCTGCATGTCATTATAAAACTTAAAAACGTTATGGTGTACTAAAAGGATATCACCTTTTTTTATAGGACCATTATATGTAATTGGTGTAGATATAACTGCTGCCATCCTATTGGATGCCATATGGTTTTCTTCAGACGTGCTTGTTATAAAGTCAACGTCTGCTATTTTTTTAGTATTGTTGTACCTCTTGTTATCCAGAGGCTTTGCAATAAACAGGTATGGTGATCTCATTAGAAGTTTATATTATACTCGATAGACACAGGCATACTAACAAACTGCTTCCAAATCATCACCTCTTTTTTATGTGTAGACTCAATCCATATCTTAAAAGAATCCTCAGAGTGAACATACTTTATAAGATGTATTACGTAGGTTCCTTTTAAAACTTCCTGCCCGACAACGTAGTGCATAGCTCCGTTTTTGTAATCAGGGCCTACAGCTATCTTTCTAATATCATTCATTTAATTTAATTTAATTTACAACAAATATAAGTAAAAAAAAATACCCCCGAATAAACAGAGGTACTTTGTAATGTTAGACTGCTATTT